ACTCAACTTGCTTCATTTCGTGCTGCTGCAGAACGTGCACATACGGACACAATTAAGTTTGGTGTACTTGAAGAGTGGATTAGAGAAGTCTTCGAGTTAAACAATCTTAAATTCTCTGATAAAGATTTCGTTGAGAAGTCTGAAGAGGCTGCTTTAAGAGAGAAGATTATCGGTGAGTTAAACGCCTCTGTTAAATCGGCTGGCGTAAACACCGAAGAACTTGCAGACATACTGGTAAAGGCAATCAGGAAATGAGAACCCTTGTCAGAAGTGTTGGTCGCTCTGACATAGGAGGCGAACCACTACCAAGTTGCTTCAAAACATTTGATGCTAACAAAATTATATTTCGTAGAGCAGAAGTCTCTATGCTTGCAGGTGTACCAGGGGTCGGAAAGTCCACTCTGGCACTGGCTTTAGCCCTTCGTATGCACGTTCCCACTCTGTATATTTCTGCAGATACCAACGCACACACTATGGCTATGCGCCTTGCTTCAATGATTAGCGGTAAGAATCAGACAGACGTTGAACACTTAATGAATACAGATACAGGCTGGACTAAGGCTGTGCTCCATAGAGCAAGCCATATCGTCTGGTCATTTGAATCTTCACCTACACTGCAGGATATTCTCGAAGAGGTTGAAGCCTTTGAGGAACTATGGGGTGTACCACCTGAGGCTATCTTTGTTGATAACCTTATGGATATAGCAACAGATGGTGGAGAAGAGTTTGCATCAATGCGTGCGATTATGAAGGAGTTGAAGTATCTTGCTCGTGCAACTAATGCTGGGATTATTATTCTTCATCATACTTCTGAAGGAGTACTTGGTACTCCGTGCCAACCGCGCTCAGCACTTCAAGGTAAGGTGGCTCAACTACCTGCCCTTATATGCACACTCGGTATTGTTGGTACTTCTATGGCTATTGCTCCAGTAAAGAATAGATATGGTCGTGCCGATGCTAACGCTAACCTAACTTGTTGGCTATCATTTAACCCTGAATATATGTATGTCGAAGACATACCAGAGAATGGATAGATATGATTAGAGAAGAAGAAGATGACATCACGCAGGAGATGCGTGCACTTATCGTACTGAAGATTAAAGAAGAGACAGATAAGTTGATTGCAAAGATTGAAGCAGCCAAGGTACCTGTCACTGACGAGTGGACTGATGGGCTTAACGCTGGTCTATCGTGGGCACAGCGCATCTTGCGTAAGGATAAGAGCGCCTCATAAATGCCATCTCAGTCGCGTAAACATAGGGGATACAGAACACAAAAGGTTCTCGCTAACTACTTAGCAGAGAATGGATTCCCCTATGCTGAAAGCACTGGGGCTGGGCGTACTGGTAGTGATGTCACTGGCACAGTGGGTATTGACTGGGAAGTCAAGGCTCGCGCAGGGTTTAGTCCTGCTGCTGCCATTGCACAATTGAAGGACAGAGAGAACGGTAAGGACCTTGGCATTGTAGTGCTAAGACTTAACGGACAAGGTGAGAAGTCTGTTGGAGATTGGGTTATGCTAATGAGATTAGAAGATGGTGTGAAGTTACTAAGAGATGCGGGGTATGGTGATAAAGATTGACAACGACCTGCCGAACATTGCGGATGTCCTCCGTCATTATGGTGCGAACCTTAGACAAGGACACGGGCAAGTTAATCTCAAGTGCCCGTTCCATTCAGATACGCACCAATCCGGTAGCGCCAACCTCGATAAGAATATCTTTATATGCTTTGCCTGTGGCGTTCAGGGCAACAGCCTACAAATTATAAGCCAACAGGAGGGAATAAATATAAATGAAGCAAGGACATTTGCAGAAGGAATTACTGGGCAAAGCCAGCCACAAGTACGCGGAAAGTATTCATCTGGCATCAGATTACCTAGCAAGCAGAGGCATCAGTCAGGAAGTAGCACGTCTGGCATCATTAGGCGTAGTCTCGGAACCTGAAGTTGGTCACGAACAATACGCTGGAAGATTATCTATACCGTACATTACTAAGACAGGTGTAGTAGACTTACGATTTAGAAGTCTTAACCCTGCGGTTGAACCTAAGTATATGGGTATGACTGGGGCAGAGACTAGAATGTACAACGTGCTTGATGTAGAACAAGCAGGCGATTTCATTGGAGTGTGTGAAGGTGAACTGGATACTATTACTCTCTCTTATTGTGTCGGCATACCTTGCATTGGAGTACCTGGCGCGAACTCCTGGAAGAGACACTACACAAGATTACTCGCAGACTTTGAAAGAGTATTCGTCTTCGCAGACGGAGACCAACCGGGCACAGAGTTCGCTAGAAGTCTTGCAAGAGAACTGCCAGTCACCATCGTGCAACTGCCAGAAGGAGAAGATGTAAACTCTATGTATGTACAAGCAGGGGCAGGATACTTTCACGAAAAGTTGGACCTTTGATTGAACGACTTCGACCCTAATGAACCACCTGAATCATACTGCCACGAGTGTGACACACAATTCGAGAACTCATTTGAATTGATAGACCACACACTGGAAGATGATGAGGACTTCGACCCATACTATGTGCTACCTAATGGTATGAAGTTGTTGCTAGGGTCATTGCTAAGATTTATGTACAACCATTCAGATGAACCGGAACAGATAGAACTAATCACTCAGTCTACCTATGTCACGCTGTTTGCAGCAGAGATGGGATTCGATATGATAGATGAATTGGTTGAGGATATGGTAGTCAAGTCTGCTATGCAGGACTTAGACGCTAACATTGAGAAGTTACTAACAAAGGACACAGATGAAGAAGGCGGAGCGTGAAGAGATATGGCAGATTATAACCCACTTGGCAGAACAAGGGCTGAACGTCAAGAGTTACAGCCTGGAAGACAAGACCCTAGTGGTTACAATTCACATTCCGATACTAACTGGGCAGAGTTTGAACTAAACGTACGTGATGTAATGCAGGAACTAGGTGACTTGCTTATCAAGAAGCACCGTGACTACGGACCTAAGAACATTAGCAACTCACCTTACGGTGCAACCAATGGGTTAGTGGTACGTATGTGGGACAAGATAGCCCGCATTGTAAACCTTACTAAGCAGGGCAACATCAGTGCAGAGAACGAACCTCTTGAGGATTCCTTCAAGGACATAGCCAACTATGGTATAATTGGACTGTTAGTCCTGAGAGGAAAGTGGGATAAGTAATTGAAAGAGCAGGAACTATTTGACTGGCTTAAGGCAGAGAAGTTCCCCGACCTCATTCACTCCCCCGAAGTATATGATGGCTTCGACTGTGTATCACAAGACGCTAAACTATTTATAGAATTAAAGTGCAGACGCACGCACTACCCTGAGTTACTGATTGAGAAGATGAAGTATGACTTCCTTCTTGAAGAGTCTGCTAAATTGGGGCTTGCCCCTTGGTATGTCAACTCCACACCTGATGGCATATGGGCATTCGCATTGCTTGACCTAAAGGAAATAGAGTGGGCAGAGAAGTGGTTGCCATCTACCACTGAGTTTGCTAACAAGAATAACAAGATGAAGATGGTTGGGTTTATCCACGTAGACCAAGGGTTCAAGATTATATGATTGAGTGGACACGCATTGAGCGTTGGGATTATGTCGTTGACTCTGTTGCCTCTGAGTATCACCGCAAGTTCGAGATAGACTTCGAGGATATCAAGCAAGAACTCTATCAATGGTTCATCACTCACCCTAATAAACTTAATGAGTGGGAAGCAATCGGTGAGAAGGATGCAAAGAACTTAATCTATCGTAGCCTACGCAACCAAGCATTGGATTACTGCCAGCATTGGAAGGCTAAGTCAGGTGGGTATGAAACCTCTGACCTGTTCTACTATGAATCAGATATGGTTGAAGCACTGTTGCCCTCTGTATTGCGTGGTGATTTCAATATCACTGCACAGTTAAACCTTGGCAGACCTGGTAAACCTAGCGCACCTAATGAGGGTGGCAACCTTATGGCTATGATGATTGAGGTTGACTATGGATTCTGGAAGTTAAGTAAAGATGATAGGAAGTTATTGTTCCTACGCTATGCAGAGGCTATGCACTTTGATGATATTGCTAAAGAGATGGAGTTAGGTAGTGAAGATACTGCTCGTATGCGTAACAAGCGTGCCATCAAGAAACTAATCCATAAGATTGGTGGCTTCAAGCCATACAAAGATGAGGACTCTGAGCCTCAGGATTCTTTAGAGTCGTAGTCCACTTCACCTGGGTCAACCCATAATACTTCAGGGTAATCCTTGATTAACTCTGCGTGATGTAGTTCGACTATCTCTTTCCAACTTTGTACTGTATTCATCTTATCCCCCTGTGCTATAGAAACCCGGACCATTAAACTTAACAGCCGGGGCTGACCATATCCTTTGCATTGCCTGTTGGCAACACATAATCTGTGTGAAGTCAGAGAACTCTCGTTGTATCTCTAATGTTACACCACACACTTCACACTTGTAATCATATGTTGGCATCATATCTCCCAATCAATCGGCGTTGGTGCTGTCGATTCAGAACCACACTCTTTACACTTCTGTCGTAGGTCATACCAACCTACCTCTCTTGTCTCACTATCCCACATTACAGTAATCTCGAACATTAAACAACCACAGATACACGCCATAGTTGGATTCTCTAGGTTGTATAGGTCGAACATCAGTACCAATTCTTGCGTAAGTGATGGGCTAGTGCCCTGCAAGGGGTGGAATAGCGGTGCTCGATATATTTATATGCCTTAAGTACCTGTATCTCAGGCTCTCTGCTTGTCTCCTTAAGCACCTGTCCTATACCAAAGGCTGTTGACCTAGGGTTGTCGGCTAGATGGTCGAACTTTGACTCTTCCATAAACAATCTATAGACACAATCTCGCTGTCTCTTATCCCAATTCCAACCTGCCTTGGCATATTCCATAGCCATAGACTTGTTGTACTGTTTCTCTTTCCAAGTAGCCTTAGTCCTAGCCTCTTGCTTAGGTAAAGACTTACCGATATTAACCTTTACTTGTACGTCGTGGGTCAATGGGAAAGTCCAAGCAAAGATGAACATAAGGATGAGGATTATCATTCTCTTTTTCATCTGACAATTCTACCAAGACTTCTCTTAACATTCCCTGCGTGGCGCTGTTCTTTGAGTATCATATTGTGAGACGGGTCATACCCTGCTATCAATGCACGCTCAGATGTAAGCCTGCCACCCCATATAGAAC